CTACAAGGAGGCTAGCAATAGCATGTTGTCAAATGTTGATGTTGAGCGAAAAATTCGCGCTGCAAAGACTGATTCCCCTGTCTCTCCAGAAGTGCCTAAGCTGTCTGTGAATCGCTCTTTGTCATTTGTTGGCAAGTATAAAGTTGGTTATAATCTAACCTTCCAGAGCGACCTAGTCGACCCATACGTGCGGGAAGCAGTAGAGTTCCTTTTTGGAAAAGTGCCGCGTAAGCTGCGCCGATACTCTCGATCAGGTGGTTCACTTGATAATGTGTACGAGTCACTCAGTCGTTACGACCATGACTATGCAACTGCACCAAAAGCAGCTTGGTTCACCCAGGCAGTCGCCATGGCCTATAAGGCCTTTAAACTTCCAGGAAAACTTCCTGTGAAAAGTGTTTCGGAGGTGGAATTCATTCCCAGCGCATCCGCAGGATGGACGTGGCTTGGACTTAAAAAGTCAGACGTCTACGAGTATGCCGTAGCAGAGGCTAATCGTATGATCAAGCTTATCCAACAGCACCGAGTCAATAAGGCTCACGTGCCGCCGTGCGTGACGTTCAAGCGTACTCAGTTATATCGTTTTGGGCAGAAAGCAAAGGTCCGAGCAGTATGGGGTTTCCCTTTTGAGGTGACTCTTCTCGAATCTATGTTTGGTGAGCCTTTAGGTGAGGCTTTCAAAGCATATCGCACTCCCATGTTTTATGGTAGGCATGTGCTTAAAGAAATTCCCATTGCCATCGATAATGCGATTGGAATAGGTCGGTGTTTCGTCACTGATATTAGTGGGTTCGATGCCACGGTGCCAGCTTATCTGGTCCGAATTGCGTTTGACATCATGAAACAGAGTCTAGACATTCCGACTGCCCTCTCGCCTGTGTGGGACTTCGTGGTGAATTACTTCATCAAGACGCCTATCGTCCTTCCAAACGGAGAGCGTTACGTGAAAACTGGTGGTATATCCTCCGGATCACGGTTTACTCAGTATGTTGGTTCCATCGTGAACTTCATCCTGATAACGTCCACACAGTTGGCATTGCACGGGAAAGCTTGGGATACGTATACCCTTGGAGATGATTCCTTGCAGATTGTGCCTTTGGATGTCGAAATCGACAGATCTAAGTGGGCCAGTTTTATAGGTGAGCACTTCAATATGACCATGTCTGTACTCAAGTCGTCTCTCTCACGAGAGCCACACGAAGTGGACTTTCTTGGCCACTCATCGTATGCGGGACGTGTTGTTCGCGACACGGAGAAAGTATTGGCTCTGGCTCTATACCCCGAGTATGCTGTCACAGATCCTGGGCACGCCGTACTACGCGTGATGATGCTGTATGCTGATTCTGGTATGAGGAATAACATCCTTAGACGCATCTTTGATTATCTCAAGTTGCGTTACCCCTATGTTCAGGGCGACATAGATCGGTGGCTGAAGTACGTCGCAGGCTATGACCAACCTATCGTTAAGATTCTTAGCGAGGGAGAGCTATTCAACATGGCAT